CTATGCTTTATTTTCTAGCGCTTGAACTCGTGAAATGATAGCTTCAAGCTCTTGTTTTGAAGCAAAAATGTTTTCTGCTTGGTAGCCAGTGAGGAATGCATCACCGCCATTTTTTAGCTTTTCATCAATCAAGGCATCAATTCCAAGTTCCAAGTGTTTATTCTTGATGTTACTTGTCATCTGAGATTGAAGGGCGCTATAGGTCACAAATGTTTGATATGATTGATCTGATGTCAAATAGTTTGTTAAATCAACCGTCCCTGATTGTGTTTGTGGTCTATTTTCTAGCATTTCAATTCTCTTGATGATTTGACTATCATTGTATGGTTGAATTTGATGTGTGGCCATGTAAGTGGCTATTTCTTCCTGTATGTTGACTTTTTCAATTTCAACAATGTTGCTTATTTGATAATTTTCAATAGATTGAATTATATCAATTTTAGCACTCTTGTCACTTGGGAAGATGAAGCCATCACATTCAACCTCAACTTGATAGATGCCGGCTGGTAGAATTTTTTCAAGTTTGAACTGAATTTTAGAATTTTCCACAACAGTTTCAATTGTCTTTTTTCCTTTGGTATTTGCTATTTTGATCTTAGCATTTTTACCATCCAGAGAGCTGAATTTGTTGCCATCATAGTCTAATAATTCATATTCAAATATAGATGAGGAGTCACCTTGCTTGATGACTCCTCCCCCTTTTGTCTGCCTCAGATTAGTTGAATTTTTTCCGCTCATCTAAATCCTCTTATTCTACAAATCACAGAGATCTATTTAAAAGATCCAAAGTCTGTGATGCGTTGCCCGTTTTCAGATTGCCCTACAGCTACATATCTACGATTTCCAGAACCACCAATGTACGAAATCCAAATATAGCCATCATTGTCAATCCATCCATCATAGTTGATTTCTTGACCAGCACTGTATACAGCGACAATCTCAGCTCCAAGACCTGCTTCAGCTCGTACATTTAGAGCAGACACCTCAACAGTGAATGTCCCTGTTTCTGGATGGAATTCATTTGATTCAATTGTCAATGGTTCTGATGGTTCTGGTTGTTCAAATGCCACAGATGTGTCATCAGTTGGAAAATAGAACCATCCAACAATTCCATCAAAGTTGCGTGTGTTGTATCGTGCTGGACCTCCAACATAGAGGGAGTCAGCATTGCCATCAATGTTTTGTTCGATGGTTCTCATAGTGACTCCATCGCTGTCCTCGATCACAATCCCTGTATGGCCGTAAGGATGACCGCATAGATAGGTTGTGTCCATGACGAAGATGGCCCCTGCTCGTGGGTTGACCCCTACTGCATCATATACTACTTCATACCCCAACCCAGCGGCTGAATTAAGTAGGTCAATAGCATTTCCCCAAAGAGCTTTTCCGAAAAAGTTGATAGAAATTGAATTTGGCAGGTCAACACATTGGGTTCCGTATGCACCATCTGCATCAGCCCCCACACCTTGATTGGCCAAAGATTCTGAATAACTTATAATATCATTTGTTGCTACCATTTTTGAGCCTCATTTCTTCCATTGTTCATTTGCTTTTTTGACAGCAGCCTCAATAAATGTGTTTAATTGATCATTTGTCAAATTGATGTTATATGCTTCTAGTCCCTCAATCAAGCTAGTCTTAGCATGCTCCATCTTATCCTTGCCGTGAATATCCAATGTTCCTGCTACTTGTTCAGTAGCATTCACAGCGTTTTTTGCAAGGATTTCAGCCACTTCAAGAGCTTTCTTCCCTCCACGAGTCAGAAGATATTTCTTGACTGCTTGAACAACAATTCCAACCAGAATTACAAGAATACTCATTGCGCTACTTGTTACAATATCAGTGATTTGATTCATTTTTCTTTTCTCCTTTTTTTAATCAATCTACTAGGCTCTTCTAAGCCTTCTTTTAACTGAAATTTCTCATGATCAATATTTTTTTTAATAATATGATCTAGCCAAGAGATTTCAACTCCTAGAGCTGAAAGGCTTGCTAGAATACTAGAGCCGTATGCTGCTATCATTGCTACAATGAAGGCATCAACTACAGGCCCAAGATTCATATATAGAGCGAATGGATAGCCAATGGCTACAATTAAGATCATAGCTGTGTGACTTACTAGCCCTTTCCTCCATTTTCGACTTGAAAACTCATGATAGGCCCATGCTCTAGATACCCCTAAAACGATATCTAGAGCCACAATGGCCATCAATAAAAATACAATCATGTGCTCATCTATTCCATGAGCGTAGAAATCACGTACTACTTCAATAATTCCAAAGATCCCATCTGGTTCTTGATACATCAATCACACTCCCATCATTAAGATCCAGGCTGTGCTACTGGTTGAGTTTCAAGATCTCCTGATGGCTTGTTTTGCTTCTCTTCTTTGGGAACTTCCCAATTGTAGATTGCCAGTTTCCCATTTTGGAGAAGTGGGCCTTTCAAGTCTTTGATGGATTCGCCATTGTAGGTGAAATCATAGTTGACTTGAACAAGAACACGTTTCCCTTCACTGAATTTTTCAGTGTGGTCTGGATCAATCAAGGTGAAGATGTCATGTTGTTTGTAGGTTTTACCTACTTGAGCAGCTTCCACAAGCTCAAGCGCCCGTTTGTAGAGTGTTGGATCAAGAGGATTGTCTTGATTTGTCACAGCTACAAGGACAGACCAATCAGCAAGAGCTTTGTTGTTTTGGATTTGAACATCTTTCTTCTCGTTTTCTTGAGTTAGCTCTTGAATCTTTTGAATCGCTACTTTGTTAGCTTCAACAGATTTATCAAGCTCTTTCTTGAGTGCTACGATAGCACCAGAGGGATCTAATTCCATTCGAACAAGATTCAAAACAGCATCCACAAGGGCTGTTTCTTCATCTCCCATGCGGTTATTTGGGAGTGATTCTTCAAATACACGGTATGGATAATCTTGCTTGATGGAAACCTTTGTGGCATTAGCCACAGGATCATAGGCTTTGAACTGTACTTTATAATTCATTAAGCGTTTACCTCATTCTTATTTTTAACTTCTTCAAATAGGTCCTTCAAATCTTTGTCAGATTCCAGAACAGAACGATAGATTTCTAGCTCATTGATGAGCTGTTGTTTTTCCTGCTGTGATTCAGTTAATCGTGCCTTGAACTCAGCTTCATTGATTGATTTACTGGCCAATTGATTGGCTAGATCTGTGATGATTGATACATAAGTGTTTTCTTTCATTTTGTTACCTTTCTAGATTCCGAATTTGTCAAAATCTCTTAATGAATTAGCTACTGCGTTTCTAATGGAACTATGAAGAGCTGTTCTCATAGGCTTCCCATTTTGAGGGGTGAAGTCATCAGTTGCAAAGCCAGCGTTGACGAAGTGCTGAAGTGCTGTTCTGAGAGTTCTCAAAGCTTGTCTGAGCCACACACCGTTATTTCCATTGTTAATAAGGAGGAAGTCACCAGCTTGTATGTTGGTGTTCCTTCCGTTGGTACCGTATGGAGCAATTGTTGTCCCTCCCCAAGTGGTTATTCTCCAACCATAAGGACTGCTCCCCGTGGCTTGGTCATAATTATAAGAGTGAGTAAAGTTGAATCTATCGCCTACAAAAGTGACCTTATCTGCATTGTCATGATCTCCTGTACCAACTCCCTTGATGGTATCGACAATCATTCCATTGAATCCACCTTGATCCCAGTGACTTCTGATGTCGTTGTCCCGACGGTCAGCACCAATAATGGCTTTCGAATTGATGTACCGTCTTCCGTTTATCGTCACATCATCATTCCGGAAGAAAAGCCCTTGACTAGAAGCATTAGCTTGATCCCGGAAAACTCCTGTGAAATTATCGTAGAATGACAATCTTCCATTGTCTAGATCAAAACTAGATACACCAGAGTTTGCGGTCAATCTTCCTCCACGGATATCATTTGCAGAAATTCCCACAGATGTCAGTTGAGTGATGAATGCCCTCTGTGAAGCCAGTTCTCTGATGAAGACTTGATTTGATACAAGCTTATTGATCATTGCAGAGTCCACTAAAATCTTATCTGCTGTGACTGCATTGCTGGCCAGAATTTGAGTCGTTACTGATCCAGATTCCATGTGACCAGTTCGGACGCTCTGAGATGCCAGATGCCTGCTTGTGATTGAGCCATCAACTACCATGTCACCTTTCACCTTGATCAATTTTGCGATCAAAGCAATAGCTTCTGGTTCTTGTACCAGCAAGGAGCTGATGGTCCTTCCATTGATGGTCTTGCCTGTGCCAAATGAGATCTGCCCATCTGTGATGTTGATGTCTGTTTTCTTTAAAACTCCATCAAACTGACTGATGATTGTTGATATTTGCCCGTTGACGGTTTGTTGATAGTTTGCAAATCGTCCACTGAGGCTGTCTTTAAAATCATCTAACTTGTCATTGAGGACAGAATTTTGACTGGATAGCCTCATTCCAAATTCTGTAGAGAATGTTGAGAATTGGCCGTCAAGCCCTTGCTTAAACTCAGCAAGCTTGGCTTCAATCACAGATGAACCGTCATCTGTTGGAGGTTGGTAGGTTCTCTTGATAGATCCTTCATACACATCAATGTCACCTAAATAGAGACTTGCTGGTTGGCCGTTTGATGTTCCATTGTTATCAAAACGCAAGAATGCTTCATCATATTCCTCAGAATTGACCGTGAAATAGTAGCGTGTGATTCTATCTTGTGGCACAGTGATCTTGTTAGCAAGCGTGAATACTTTTGAGAAAGTTCCCGTCTCGCCTTTTTTTCGTGCCAAAAAATAGAATGTGGCATTCTTTAGATTGTCTGAACCAATCGCATCAAATGAAATAGTGTATGTGGTATTCCTCTTGATGTTGAAGCGTTGGGATGCTGCCACCTTGCCACTATCAGTTGAATTATCAAGTTTGAAGAGTTTTCTTGATTCATTGTAGTAGATTGGATTAGTTGAGACCGTTACTGCTGGACTCAATCCGGGATTATAATACCCCCACCCCTCCACATTTTGAGGATTACCGCTGTTTTTAAGCAGGTTCTCCCCTGCTTGCACGATTTCATCAAATCTTCTTGTGATTCCAGCAACATCTTCAGTGTATTGAGATTTGGCAACATAACCTTGTTCTAGAATCTGTCTGGTTGCTTTAACAGCGTCAACAGCAGCTTTCTCAGAGTATGTCAGCATGCGCTGTTCAAGTTCACCGCTGGGACCGGTCTTGGTCTCTAATTTCGTTAATTGAGTATTGAGGCCTTGAACAGTCTTTTCGAATGTTGCCTGTGCCTGCTCTACCAGATAATTTTGATCTTCTGGAGCAGGCTGCCATTTGCGGTCATTTGTACCCTCGTAGAAGTCAAGTTCTGTCATAAATAGGCCGCCCCATTTGTTAGGATTGTTCCAGTCGTACTCAAATTGAAGATAACCGTCATCAAATTCACCGATATTAAATTTAAAGGACTTATTAACGGCTTTTGTACTATCAAAGACCGGCCCGTCTGTCCATCGAGGCCTTCCATCGAAGACAAGTTGCTTTTCTTCAAAATCCGCTGTCGTTCCCTTTCGACGCTTGCAGAAATAGATCCTGAAATACTTAGAATTATTATCAAATCCTAAAATATTCAGCGTGTAGTCTGCGTTTCTTTTGACGATAAAGCGCGGACTTTTAACGACTGCGCCCGGTCTTAGTGAAAACATTTTTTTCTGACCGTTGAAATAAAAAACGTGAGCAGTGAAAGTCATTTTATTGTTCGGCTCTGTCCAATATTTCAAGCCATCGTCTGCTCTTGAGTTCCTGAGCATGTTAGGGCCGCCACCAACTCCAATTGTGGTGAATTCTTCTTTGATGTCATTTACCGTCTGTTCAACAAATGACCGATCAGCTTTGCCATTGGTTACATTGGTTAGGTCAGAGATGGCTTTCTCTGTGGTCTGTTCAAATCTGGATTGTGCCCCTTGAACCCCTACAAATTGGCTCTGTGTCTGATCTTTGAAATCGTTGATCAGTTTTTTGATATCAGCATCACTGGTCTTTAATTGATCAGTAGTAGCTTCCAGGCCTTCCATCTTAACTTCAATGCCATTGTATTGAGCCTTAAACTCTTCCACAATTTCATTCTTGTTTGCTTGGTTTGCTGCCTTAATCCTCTCAGTGACTTGGTCTGAGATTTCCTGCTTGACTACTTCAGCTTTAGCCTTGGCTTCCTCAAGGCCATCAGTGATCTCTTTCTTCAAGGCCCCTGCTTTGTCTTTAAAAGCCCTGTTGGCATTGTCAACCAATACTTTCAATTTCTTGTAGTATTCATCATCCTCCTGAGTCTTTTGGGCTGTATCAAGGATTTCAGATGCTACATCAGAAATTCCATTTGAGCCTGACATGCCTCCACCGTGGCCGGCTTTGTCATCGAATGTAAGAGAGAGATACTCTTCTGACAGAGCATCAAAGACATAGCCCACAGCTTTTTTCTTCAACATGACATCGTGCTTCAAGCTCATGATGGTCACTGTGTCACCAAGATGCACAGTCTGACCATCTAGCTCATAAGCTTCAATTTTGATCTGATCAGTGGGCTTGTCAATATTCTCATTTTTGAATTTGGCTTCACCCCATTTTCTCAATTCTTCCTCTGTAGTAAGATCATTGTTCTCATACTCAGCTTCATTGATATAAGGATAATTGCCAATGAGGGGGCTGTCCACAGTGACTTTCAGAACCGTGTCTTCTTCTGCTCCCTCTGGCTTGAAGGTTGATTTCAGATGCAGTCTTGTGATGATGCTTGAACTGCTCTTATTCCGTTCATACTGCTTCAAGTTTTGATGCGTAGTAATAACCACACCACGATCAATTCCCCGACTCTTTGGAATGTCAATCAGGAAGTTGTCACGGATCATCTCACCTTCCCAAGCACCTACAATGGAATGTTTTCCATCCATCAGGATCTTATAGAGCGTTTCATCCTCTGTGGTGTTGAAGGTTCTATTGTCCATAATGTTACTTGTGAATGAAAATTTTCCAAGTGGTGTCTTGACTGCTGAAATCATAGCATTCAAGGCGATCTGACAAGTTGAATTTGAAACCTTGATAGGACGAACAGAGCGCTTGAAGATGTCTTCTGTGATGTGCTGGCAAGTCAGGTTCACTGTGTCATCTTGCTCGCTGATCTCCTTAATCCGGAACAGTTGCCGGCCGGTGATAGGAGTTGGGGCGATGATGAGCATGTCTTCCTGAAATTTCTTATAAATTTCAGTGTCTGTGATTGGGTAGTCAACTTTGAGCGTGTAGCTCACATTGGTCACTTCTTCAACTTCTGCTTTGGTTGCTTCATGGAGTGGTTGCCCGTTCCATTTCACTGTTTGAACATTTCTGTCTAATAGATATAGAATTATAACCACCCCCAATTGGTTTCAAAAATAAGTGATTGAATACCTGGCCCCAAAACCACACCGACAGTCTTCTGAGCTTGGTTAGCATCAATTGTGATGAAGTCTCCTGACCACTTCACCAGATTTCCTTTCTTGTCCAAGAAGCTTGGATTCTGTGGATCATTCACCATCACAGCGCTCTCAGATAGCTGTTCAAGCTTGATGGTTTGCTTCCCAATCGTGAAGCTAGTCTCAGATGAGCTATTGCCTTTAATTGTGATTTTAGGAAACGCTAGTGAGCTGCCTTGTAGTCTGAGAACACCATTTGAGGTGAGAGTTTGAACATCGTTGTTCTTCATGTATTTTGTGGGGTGACAAACAAATGTCACTTCCACAGAATACATTTTAGTTTTATCTCTCTGAGTGTCAGACACCTTTGTCTGATAACAGAACCATCTTGTGAGCTTGTTCTGTTGATTCTCAAGCCAGAAATTCCTTTTGGAAAGGAATTGGACGAATTCAAGGACTTGCAATTCTGTTGGGTTGATGAGTTGAAGAGTGTATTTCTTTTCAATCGCTTCTCTGTGATGGTTCGACTGAACAATGTATCCACTAACTCCATCATGACTCAGTAGCTTGTCCTTTGAGAGACCTACTTGAATTGTAGGACCTTCCAGCACAATCACATCAAATGGAAATGATGAAGTTCCAACTCCATCAATAATCAATTCATTGTACTTTACCATGCAGGCGCTCCTCTCAATTCTTTTTGTCTCCTCAATTCAGCAGCTATCTTCTGAGATACCTTATTAGCGATCTTCTCAATATCAGCTTCTTCTCTGATGATATTGTCAGATATGTTGATGTTGATCACGGTTCCTTGTGGGTCCATTGTTTGGGCGATGCCCCGACCAATGGCGCTCAAGTTCCGTTCATTCAGTGGCAGGACTGCTTCTTTTCCAGCTTCCCCACCAACCATGAGGCTATTTCCATTCATGCCAAATGCTGTGGGCTTGGTTAAGATCCCACCTTTGGCATACCAGTCAATTCCGATACTTGGAATCCCTTTACCTTTCAGCCAGTCCATTGGATTCAGTGATCCACTGGCCTTGAAGTGAGGTAGTGGGATATGTGGCCACTTGAATTGGAAATTGAAGAAACCTTTAATTCCGTCAATGGCTCTTCCTACAAGATCTTTTGCTCCATTGATAGCTGTGTCAATTGTGTCTTTGATCCCATTCCAAATGCTTGAAGCGGTTGAGCTGATATCATTCCAAACTCCTGAAATTGTGCTAGAAATCCCATTGAATACAGTTGAAACTGTTCCTGTGATTCCATCCCAAATCCCAGATAGAGTTGAGCTGATCCCGTTCCAAACAGTTGAAGCCGTACCGGAAATTGTGTCCCAAATTCCAGATAAGATTTGAGCCATTGCATTGAATACAGATTCACAGATACTTTTGATCCCGTTCCAGATATTTTCACCAATGCCCTTGATGGTCTCCCAAGCCCCAGACCAGTCCCCGTTGATGATCTGCATCACAGTCTTGATGATGCCTAAAACTACGTTGATGGCTGTTTCAACAACAGTTTTGATGATGTCCCATACTGTAGAAACAATGGTTGAAATATTGTTCCAAGCAGTCTCAATGAATGGTCCAAGAACATTCATGACTGTCGTTACTACTGCTGAAATGGCATTCCAGACGGTCTCTGCTGTCTGTCTGATCAGTTGTTGATTATCATTCCACCATGTTGTCAATGTCCCCCAAATCTCCATAACAAAGCTTGAAATGGCTTGGACAACAGTGTTGATGACTGACATGATAGCATTCCAGACTGTTTCAACAGCGGTCCTGAATCCCTCATTGGTTTCCCACAAGTGCTTGATAACCAAGACTATTCCTGTGACTGCTGCAATAACAGCGGCTATCACTCCAATGATTGGCAATGCAGCAGCTATCAGCCCTCCTATACTTGCTCCTACAGCAACAGCAGCCGCCTGAAGGGCGAGGAAGATTGGGGCAAGTACACCGGCCACTGTTACAATTGTTCCAAAGACTACAACAAAGTTTTTGATGGGCCCAGGTAAGTTGTTGATCCATTCTGCCACTTTCTTGAAGACATCCACAATGATGTCAAGGGCGGGAGCGAATGTTTCAGCGATTGCTCCACCGACCTCAGCCATGACAATTTTCAAGCCATTTTGTGCTGTCGTGAATTTATCAATAGGATCTAGAGTGCTTTCATAAGTTTGTGAAACTAACCCTGCTGACTCTTTAGATGTTTTTCCAAGTTCATCAAAGCTCAAAGCTCCACGCTTGATGGCATCGACCATTTGAGGAGCCTTTTTGGCACCAAAGATCTCCATAGCGATCCCCATTGCTTCAGTCTCTGATTTACTGTTCTTGATTGCTTCAATGGTCTCTTTGAGACCTTCTTTCATGGTCTTTCCTTGCTTGGTGTAGACCCCTGCTGCCTTTGTCATTCCTGACAATGCTGCTGATGAATCAACCCCATGCTGTTCAAGTTGACCAATCAATGTGACAGCTTCATCAAATTCAAGACCAAGCATCTTGATTTGTGGCGCTCCATCTGTTGCTTTCTTCATCAAGTCATCAACAGAAACCCCTGTGGATTGTGCCACATAAGTGGTGCTATCCAGTACATCAGATAGGTAATCAACAGAATAGCCGTAGGCTTCCAAGGCTTGCTTGGACTGAATTGTTGCATTCGTGATGTCAGATCCGTTGATTTCTGCAAACTTGAGCATGTCAACAGATGTGGTTTTGAGCGCATCCCCTGTTAGGCCGAATTGGGTGTTAACTTCACCGACTGCATTCCCGATTTTGCTGAAATCAGTAGGCATTTCAGTGGCTATGCCATTGGCAATTCCTTGCATCTGCTCAAGGGACTTTCCACTTGCACCAGTCTTGGTGACAATAGTGTCCATTCCTTCATCAATTTCCCGGAACGCATCTAGAGCGCTCTTTCCAAAATCAACCAACTTTTGACTGATTTCAGATAGCTTCTCAGAGAATTGGTTCAGTAACTCAGCTTTCAGAAGCTTGTTTGTCTCTTCAAGACCGCTACTAGCTTTCTTTCCTGACTCGCCAAGGTTTTCCATTTCATTGGCAAGCCCGTTGAAGGCAGCCTTGGATTCATTCAGTTGGGTTTCTAGCTTATTGACTTCTGTTGAGTTCTCGCCATACTCTTGTTTTGCAAGAGCCAATTGCTTTTCAAGATTCTCGATCTGTTGGGCAACAATCTCGCTTTGCTTCCCAATCTTTTGTTCAGCAAGTGCCAGCTTATCTGCTTCACTAGCATTTGAACCCATTTGGCTTTCTTGTAACTTGAATGAGCTGACAACTTTGTCACCTTCACTTGCAAGGCGCTGTTGCTCATTTTGAAGCTCTTTCAGTTGTTCACGGTTGGACTTGGTAGCATTCCCATTTCCATCTAATGCCTTATTGACATTTTCAAGCTTGTTCTCATAGCCTTTCAGGATGTTTTCCGTCTGGACCACTTCCCGTTGAAATGCACGGTATTGATCAGCACCAATGTCACCGCTCTTGAATTGAGCTTCAACTTGTGCCTGTGCCTGCCTCAATGTTTCCAACTTCTCTTTGGTAGTTGAGACTTGCTTTTGAAGAACTTCTTGCTTCTGAGCCAATAGAGTCACATTCCCTGTGTCAAATTTCAGAGCCTTGTCAATGCTCTTCAATTCTTTTGCTGCTTCAATAGAGGCAGAATTTACTTTTTTCAGGGCATTTTGAAGGGGTTGTGTGTCACCGCCAATTTCAATTTTTATCCCTTTAATATTACCGGCCATATTTCCTCCTTTCACATAAAAATATAAAGAGCGCCTAAAGGCTTCTTGTGGTCAATCGTTCATCCATTTGATGAACTTGACCTCAGATTCTTCCTCTCAGCACTCTATTTCAGACTAAAATGAGTCAAAATCTGACTGTGTGGCCTTGCGTGTTTCTGATTTGTTCTCAGTACGCAAATTCACATAATCTGTTTGATAATCAAGAGCCATTCCAATTGAAATGTGCTTCAAATCATCAATTGTAAGCCCGGTTTCTTTACAACAGGAGAGATAAGATTCTACTGTAAAGATTTCATCACTGGCTGATTCTGACTCATCTGGTTTTTTTTTGACGTCATTGTCTCATTGATCATTTCCATTAGAATTGGAGCAATGTCCTGCAAAGGGAATTCTTCCATTTCCATGAAAAATTGTTCATAAGGCTTGATGTGTGGGTTCCCTGATTTAGTGAAGACCCAAAACAAGCGATTGAAGAAGGTCATGTCAAAGTTGGCTAACATGTTGATGTCAACTTCATTGTTGCCATTCTCAGCCATTGACATGATATTCTGGTTTGAGATCATTCCAAATAGATCTTGGAAGAAATCTTTCCCAAACTCACTCTTATAAGCGATAGGAGTGTAAGCATTTGTTACAAGCTCATACTCCTTTTCACTAATGATCACACTCTTACGCATTTAAGACCTCCTTAATTACAGAGTTTGATTAGGTTCATAAACCTTTTCAAACCATTTCTTATAAACTTCTTGATCGTCCGCTGATGTGATAGAACGTTTCACCACTTGATCACCCGGACGAGGACTAGCATTGAAGCTCAATTCACGTTCATTCACGTTTGTTCCGTTCTTGGTAGCTGATCCGCTCGATGGGCGACTTGCTGAACAGTAATACATGACATGGCGTGTCTTGTTAGCATCGCCAGCAAATTCAAACATAAGTGCGAAGTTGGTTGTCTTCGCATCTGCTTTTTCTGTGACCACTCCTGTTGTAGAGTCTTTGATGTCGCCCAAAATTTTTGTTGCGAATGCTTCAATGATGTGTGGGACTTTGAATTTACCTTCGTAACCTTCGTTTGAGTTGACGAAGTAATAATCAATGTTATCAGCTTTCACTGATCCTGAATCCCCTTTAGGGTCCAGCGTCAATTCCATCGCTCCGGGGAAGCGGAATACTTGACCATAAGTGATCACTCCTGCTTCACTGATTGATTGGATTGGTGCCACATGGACATTTTCAAGTCCAAATGTAACTTTGTTTTCAGTCATTTCTTTCCTCCTCAATATAGATAGACTTCATAAGACTTCACAAACAGTCTTTCTGATTCAATAAAATTTTCTTCTTGAACATCATAAAAGAGCTTGTGGTCATTCCACAGCTCTTCTAATCGTTCTTCTAGTTCCTCATCTTTTCTTTCAAAGGCCAATTCTACAGTGACAGCACGGATCTTGTATGATGCTTGATTGTCTGTCCCTGTGATAGATGGCAAGCTTTCAAAATAGATGAGGTAGGGCAGTGAAGGGACATTTCCTTCCCTGAATGCCTTGTAGGTGACTGGCAACCCAGCCTGTTCCAAAATTTCTGCAAACTCTGACAGCTTCATCTTCCAAGCTCCTTCAATTTCTTTTCAAAATTCTCAATAGCGTGATCTTCTGCCGGCTTGATGTGTACGATGCCGGAAACCCGTCCCCCGTTCCTCTTTAAGTGGCCAAATTCAAGCAAATGTGGGAGACGATAATTTGTGTTATGAACTACAAAATTACCTTTCCCCATTTTTGTTTTTTTCCAGGATTTGGCATACTTACCACCTTTTGCCCTTGGACTTTTTGGACTTGTGGTTTTTAATTCTTGGACGGCCTCTTCTGCTGTTTCTTCTGCTATCTTATCCACTTCTTCTTCAACTTCCGTGGAATACTCTGCTAATGCTTTAGCAATTTGACTGGCTAGATCTTGGCTCATGTCATCTTCTCCACTAAAGTCAATTCAAGAATGTTGAGGTTGATTGGATATGTCTTCAAAATCCGGTATTCCTTACCGCCAAATTCAGCAAATTCCTGATTGTCATATTCAAAGCTATGAATATCAACAATCAGATTGGGCCTAATGCCAGCCTGATTGGCTTGGTAAAATTCGGACCGTGTAATAGATTTCTTCTTACAAAAGATTGTAGTCTTTACTTTCTCAGTCAGATCTTGCTTGAGCTTGTCCTTGCCTGTAATTTTAAAACCTATCAATGTGATTTCATCATTCCACATCTCACACCTCTTTCTTGGAAGAGATTTGCAGATTGTGCAAGCGCCATTGAAGGTGACGTGGCAAATCAACACCACCTTCATAGCGATAAGCAGCAAAGTCAACAATGAACATTTCATGGTCAGCACGATCTGGAACCAATTCAACACCCAGATTGTTTGTTAATTCGCTGATGACGCTTGAGACAATCTTCTCCAGTGTTTTATCTCGCAAATTTGAAGCAATTCCTAATTTGATTTTAAGTAATTCCACTAACTGACCAATGTCCATGCTATTCTTCCTCTTTCTTAGTTGCTTTCTTGCGCTTTGGTTTTTCTTCAGTAGTTTCTTCTACTTCCTCAGTAGCTTCTTTCGCTTCTTCAGTAGTTTCTTCTACTTCCTTAGTAGTTGTTTCCACCTCTTCAGCAGTCTCTTCTGCTTTCTTAGTAGCTTTCTTTACCACTTCATCAGTGATGAAGATTGAACCTGCTGAATTAAAGCCTGTCAAGAGTCCTTTAACAAACTCTTGATCAGGTTCATAGCCTTTGCGTGGAAACACATCATCAATTTGATATTCATGTTGTTCTTCATCACGCATGTCCTTGAATGGACGAATTACTGTATAGGGCATGTGATACCTCCTTATGCTACAACATCAGTGTATGTGCCAAAGAATCCAGCAGCAGCATCTACTTCCTTAACATCTAAACGGATGAAGAGTCCAAGCAATTGGCCATAGATGTCATTGTTGACCCATTTAACAGATACTTGAGAACGGTCAAAGAGTTTTACAAATTCAGAAACATCACCAATGAAGAACTTCATGTCTCCTTCAGATCCAAAGACTGTATCATCTACCGGGTAGATTGTTTTCCCACCGAATGAGTAGCCTGTAGGTGAAGCAACATCCGTTTGAAGCATGTAGCGACCATTTTTGTCTTTCACTTTGTCAAGTGCTGCAAACATTGATTGCGTCACAACAATGCTTGCTTTGTAGATTGATTTGAGTTTCTTGTTGTAGATGTCCTTGATGCCATCGAATCCAGCAGCATCTGCTTGAGTTGCTGATTTGAGGATGGTAGCGACCAATGACAATTCAGTGTTTTCACCTTGATTGAATACTTCATCTTCTACAATTGACATGATGTCATAATCAGCATCATCAATCATTTCTTGAGATACAGGAATGTATCCACGGTAAGTCTTGATTGAGTAATCAATTTCGCTGATGCTTGGTTTTCCAAGTTCAGGATTAGCTTTCAATTCTTCAGTTGAAGCCATTTTGCTGTCTGTCTTCTTGATAACTGGATATTTACCAGAACCACTATTTACTTTGACACGTTGGACAAGATCCAAGAGTGGATTGCGTGTCTTTTCAAGGAAGTGAGGTTTTAGCACTTCAGTTGGGATCAAAGCAGCGCTTCCAGAGTCAGTTGTTTTAAGACCTTCAATGTCACGAGTTTGACCAGTACGAATGAATTTAGCAATTGCGTCACGTTGTTCCAATTTCTTTCCTCCACGTTGCTCAACATCTTTGAATGTTGGGGCTTTCCGATTTTGTTCATCAACTTGTTTTTGAAGTTCTTCAATTTCTTCTTCAAGTTTTGCTTTTTCTGCTTGTTTTTCTTCCAATTCTTTTTGGATGTCTTCAAGGCTCTTCTCAACCGTTGAAACTTCTTCTTCAGTTTCAGCACGGTCCAATTTTTCCGCTTCGGTTGCAGAACGGTCTTTCAATTCTGTGATTGCTTCTTCCAATTCAACAACTTTGCTTGCTTTAGTGCGCATACGTGCGCCCAAGATCAATGCTTTGTTCATAGATTGTATTTCTCCTTAATTTTCATTTTGCGTTCATTTAACGCTTCAAGATTGGCACGTTTTAGACATTCAAAGTCTTTCTTCCGTGCAGCAATTTCAGTCTGTGGATATGCTGGGAACGTGCAAGGGCTTACTTCAAAGATTTCAAGCTCCAGCACGGTATCAAGATAGGAACCATCTTCACGCTCAACAGTGTCCACCTTGATTGGCATAAATCCAAAACTGCATCCAACAATATCCCCACGCTGTACACGGGCATAGGCTCCCATAGCGTCAGGATCATTCCTGTTGATGATAATGTCACCATAAAGGCCTTTGTCATCAACTTTGAGACTCACTGTGCTGTTCCCTGTGCGCCCTAAAACTAGGTTATGGTCATGATTGAACAATGCACGGATGTCAGCATTCTTGATTGCTTCTTCCACTCCTGCACGTTTGATCACTTCAAAATAGCCTGGCCACAGCTCAGTTTCTTCATCGAACCGGATGAAGTAGCCACTCAGAATCAAGTCACCAGATTCTTGTTCTTCTCGTGTCTCAAATTGAGTAGCGATGTATGAATTACGTTTCTTCATTGGCATTTCCTCCTTCCTTATTTAATTTGCTCTGATTGCCTAACTCCCCTTGTGGAAGGTAGTTTTCAAGAACAATGATTTCATCCATTTCAGGATCTGGAGTCATACCAACCCAATCTCTCCACTCGTTCCTACGCATTGCAGCACTGTTTGTCATTTGTTGAGCAACAGTTGAAAGTTCTGTAATGTCGTAAGAATACAGTGAACGTGGATTAAATTTGAAGTAACGTGTGGTTGAAGTCAGTAGGTCTCTTGTAAGCGTCTGAGTAATCGTTGTTGCGATGCTCATGATGGTTGTGTTTACAAAGTTGTTGTATTCTTCCTTGTTAAAATCGCCCACACCCAACACAAAAGCCGGAACACCTAACATTCCAGCTACTGTCTTCTTATCAATTTCTACTGACTCATTTAAAGCGATGTCGTTCAAACTTAATGGCTTCACTTGTTCCACTTCCATCAAGGCATCAGGAACAATCCAAGGTTCACCAGACTGGCTTGTTGTCAAGTATTTCTTAGCGATTTTCTCCCGCCCCTCAACAGTTCCAAGCTCTTCACTGGATGAGTCCACCTTCACGATGAGACTTGGAACGTTCTTTCCGTTCATGAAGCCCTTCTTGGTCTGTGTAGCCATGTTCAAATTGCGTACAATGTCTTTCAAGGCCAATCTAAAACCGGTCCCAATATAAGGCCGGTCTGGATCAGGATTGATGGCAAAGTGGACCACTTCATCTGGATTGAAATCAGTGTCCCTGAAGTGGATCATATATGTCAAATCATTACTTTTGAACGACACTTCTGACATCGGGAATGGTCTGAGATTGCTGATATAGTCAGTCATTGGATCGTATTCCACATGTAGCACAGAATTTCCGTCACCAAATAGAAGCAAGTCCCTGACAATCTTGAAGATCCATGATTTTCTTGTCATGTGATCACAAGGGTTGATGTCAATCTTACGGGCTAACCCGTCCTTGATTCGTACATCACCGGATTCTGTATTCTCCATGAGCTGGATAGTCATATTTGAAACCATGTCAGCAATTTTATTGACAGCCATGATCACATCTGGATTTCTTGCCAGTGGAATATAGCCATCACCGTCATACATGATGCCAAGATCTGAATTCCCAAAGCTTGTGAACATCGTCTGAGACTTCCCACGCTTGAATAATTTGTTAAAGATTCCCATATTTCTCACCTCCTTTCTATCTAATCAAAGTAAGCCATCACATTCTTATTCTTACCAAGGTTAGCAAGCGCCTGAATACAAGCAAAGACACTCGCATCAAACAAGTCAATTCTTGCTGTACCGCCATCACCGTCCAATTTCTCATACTGAACAGCATCATCTACTTTCTCGATGGCTCTTACATTGCTGACACAGTATTCATAAGCGTCCGAATGTACATAATAAAATTCTTTATTCTTCACTTTCAATTCAATTCTTCTGAATCCCTCTGATTTCAAATAGAATAGCTGAGGCTGGTCAATCATTTTAAATTTAGCCTGCTTCATTTTGAGCATGAACTCTCTACCAAATTTCCTATCCATACCGACAGCAGCAATTTTGAAGCCTTTCTGTCGCATCTCTATGAACCATTTAACAATGTCATCATAGAGAACCGTTGGAGTGTTGCTCATTGTAAGCCATCCATCTGATTGCCACCCAAAAAGTGGGATGCCATCGTCATTGGCTTTTTTCTGAGCGTTGACACGAGGGAAGAAAGCGTGTGTGATACAGATATCAACATCTTTTTCACCATCGTTGTATACACCATAGAGAGCAGCAGCGGTCAAGTCATGCAGTCTTGAGAGGTCAGCTCCTCCATACCATCGGATAGGAAGTTTTGCAAGCTCCTCAATGCTCCAGTCATAGCAGTCATCACTGGCAATGAACTCATCTGGATTGAAATAAGCGTTCATTGAGTTAGTGAAGACATTCAATGTCTTATTGAAGAACTCATTCCTAGTCTGTGGATCATTCAAGGCCTGTTCTGCTTCTTCCTTGAGGGCCTTGAGCGATACAGTCACACCCCATGAAGGATTAGCCATCTTCAACACATTCTCATCCAAGTAGTCTCCCACATCTCCATCTGTTGCCTGATTGGCTTTGCAGATGAAGATGAAGAATGAATCATCTTTGACCAGCTCTTTCAGGACCTTCTGACAGTATTTCAGACGGTTAGCAAGGAAACCTGTTGGAATGTCCCCGGCTGTAGAGATAACAAAAAGCATACTGTTCCGGTATGCTGACATTGTTTTCTTCATAAGACCGTATTTCTTTGAATTTCTCATGGTATGGGCTTCATCTAGAATGATGACATTCCCATTGAGAGAGTCAAGCCGGCTTTCATCATTGGCCAGTGCTTGGATGAAGAATGAACCCTCTTCACCAAAATTTGCTGTGATGGAATGTTCTTGGTTGTTATCCTTGATACGGATGTTCTTGTCATTCCATCGCTCAACATTAAACCGCAAGAAACCAAAGGCTTCCAAGGCTTGCTTGACAGAATTGGCTACAATATAGCATTTTGAACCGCTATCTGTATCAAGAATCTGATAGGCCAGAGCGATTGCAGCAGTGAAGGAAGTCTTGCCATTCTTTCTGGCAAGCATGATCAAAGCTTCCTTGAAGCGTCTCTCATTCGTTCCTTTGATGTAGAAGCCAAAGAGATTGACCACAACAAAATGTTGCCACGGTTGAAGCAACAATGGCTTGTTACGGATGGACACCGCAAACATGTCATCTCCTTGCTGATGGGCAATTGTGTTTTCAATGAAATGAACGACAAAATCAACCATGTCTTCATCCATCTCAAACTCTGGATTGTCCAAGTCTCTCAGAAAGCGTGATGCTGCCAAAATGTTCTCTTCACAATGCTCTTCCTGATGGTCTAGAACGTGTTGAACGTATTTTTTAGCTTTCTCCACGTTACCCATCAGACTTCACCCGTTTCTTTTTGATTTGGTCTTTGAATTTCAGAACCTCTGTGAGAACTGATCCATTGTCTTGTTCTACTACTTCACCCAATGATTTAGGATTCATCATCAGTTGATTGGAATAGCTGAGTATGTCTTTCCGTAGAATTTCCATCGCTGTTAGGATGGGGACCTTACGTTCATTCTCAGCTCCTGCCTTGTTCACATAAACATCTGTGACAGGGTAGCCCATATCAGCATAGTCCTGAGCAAGTTTCTGATACTGGAACAACATTCCTGAAAAGATGTCAATGATCATGTCAAATTCTTTGCGATAAGTCCCAAGCTCTTTCATCTGTTTTATGACTTTTGACTTGATAGATTTAGCTGTGACTGGTTTTGCCAAAAACTAGGCCTCCTTCCCAAAATCCTTTAGTTTTTATCCCCTTTTTGTCTGAAGGCCTCCGACTTGGAAAAAGTTCCCTTCACCGGTTCCCAGACGCTCGAAAAAAATTTTTTTCGATGGGGGGGATAATCGAAAAATTAAAAAATTGAAAAATTGAAAAATTCGATTTTTACAAAATTTCGTTTTTTTGATTTTTGTAAAAATTCAAAAATTCCCTTTTTCGTTTCTTTTGCCAAAAAATTCCTTGACCAATAACTTTATCATTGGTTCTATCATGAAAAGTATTGTGTCTCTTGTTAGTGAGAGGTAAACAATTCCATTCTTGGAATTCCAGTTCAGGATATTCGGCCACGGGAAAAATATGATGAACCATTTCAGCCGGTTCTGATATTCCATATCTCAAACTTTCCTGACAAAGATAATTATATTTTCTTAGAATCTTATCTCTGAACTTCTCCCACTTCTTTGTCTTCAAAGAAGGTCTGACAATTTTGTTATACATTTAATCCTCCTCACACAAAAAGGACAGACCAAACTGATTGGCTGTCCCTCCCATACTTGAAGCTATGCTATCATAATATTTTATTTTATGTGAGAAAACAAGAGCTTATTTTCTCATTTTTTGGAATGGTGTTCCTTCCCAATGTACAAGGATACTTGAAACGGTTGTGCAGAATGTTTCATCTTTACAAATTGAATATCCTACAATCTCATATTTCAAACCTGGATTATTCTTGATATCCGTGTTCAATTCATTTACTGCACTTTTTAGTAACGGAATATCTGTGTATTGCTTTATCGTTATGCTGTTGTTCATTTCTTTTCCTCAACTTCCTTCGGTCTCAATCCTATAAAATGATATTCTAGTGTTGGGTTCTCGAAAATGTTCCCAATGATTTCAGCTTTATCCAATACATCTGGTTCATAAGGTGAAATACAATCTGGGTCCATGACATTTAAACATTCAAGATAGAAACCATTTCCAGAGAGTACTTCCTTTTCTTCATAGTAGCGATACTTCCCAAAGCGGACAATAGCTTTTACAAAATCAATTTGAAGGACATCCCCTGCAAATATTTCTTTACCTTTTTTGTCATAAGTGCGTGTTGACTGAGTAATGTTTTTCAAATCTTCGAAGTGCTTCCATCCACTGCCCTCATAGTAGACTACTGGACAATTACGATTTTCATCGTTTTGGTCACAATTGCCTACCATGACCCTGTAAAACATTTTTTGTTTTTCTTCGTCCCATGCTCTAAATTTTGTATTCATTCCGTTACCTCCTCTAATTCAATTCCTTCACAATCGAACACCCAACCAAACCCGGCTTCTTCAAGTTCTTTTTTGGTGTGTTCTGTACGAAATTTTTTATCTAGCTTTATTGACGATAACACCCAAGCGTGTTGAAATTTGATAAAGTTTAAGTAATTAAAATCACCACTTTCCATCCCTTTAAATCTTACATAATACCGTATCTCTTTCTCGACCTCGTAGCCGTCAAGCCATGCACGGGCAAAAAGTTCCATGTTGTCATCTTCTCTAAACCAATAATCAAGTTTTTTTGGTTTAAAGAAATGCCTTCCATTGCGCCGAATAAATGGAAATCATCATTCTTACATTCCTCAATCCAATCCGCTACAAACTGCGGTACTGTAACTTTCTTCGGTTCGTCTAGTTGCTCGATCAGATCAATAAAACTTTTCTTTCCCATTTGACTGATAGATACATATTCCATTTCTTCAAAATGTTTTATCAACTCCTGTTTATTCATTCTTCCATCTCCTTTGGTGGTTTTGGATAACTCATCCAGAATACTGTATCTTCGTAAGTGTTTTCAAATCCAATACCGTTCCCGAAATCAATCCAGATGTCAGTGGTTATCTCTTGTGTCTTTGGATTATATACAAGAACTTCCTCGTCAATTTCTGGAGTTTTACCTTCCCAAACATAATCGAATCCATCGCCAAATATTTCTTTATTGTCTTCATAGATATCTCTGGTTGTCAATTTATTCCATTCATAAAGCGCCACAGTTATGTCTGATGTTCTTTTTGCAGTAGCCATTTTTTATCCTCACTTTCACATATCTTATATTTTGTTAAGCTCGCCTTATTTCTGAAATCCTTTTAGGATATAGATTTCATTCGTTTCTCTTTTCTCAGCTTATGCCTAACTCATTATGTTAATCTCAAAATTATAAAAATTAAATAACAAAGTTTCTCAAGGCATCATCTAATTCAGCTTGTTCAATTCCAATGTATCTCAGTGTTATTGCTGGAGATGAATGATTGAACATCTTCTGTAGTGTGCCTACATCCTTTGTCTTGTTATAGTATTTATATCCAAACGTTTTGCGCATTGTGTGGGTTCCCACATTGTCAATGCCCAATTCCTCAGCAGCTTCATGGATGATCTGGTAGGCTCGTTCACGAGTGATGGCCTTGTTTCCTCCTTGCCTGCTCTTGAATAGAAAATGATGGAATGGCTTCCCTTCAACATATTTCCTCATTTCTCGTTTCAACTCTTTTGTCATTCTACGAGAAATCTGTTTGCCAGTCTTTCTTTCTCGTAGTTTGATGTGCCATCCCTGAACATCTTTGACTTTGAGTGTGAGGATGTCACCGACACGCAAGCCTGTGTTGAGACCAGTGATGAACAGCATATAATACATTTCATTCCACTCTCTCAGGTAGTCCTTCATGGCTTGAATGTCATCCGTGTCTTTTATGGGTGAGACCTCTTCCATACGCTTCCCCCTCTCTATATTAAAATTGATTTTCATAAGGAATTGGGAGTGCAGGAATCGAACCTACATCTGCTGTTTTCCGCCAGCATGCTCTGACCGTTTGAGCTAACTCCCTAACCACTATTAGGAGACCCTCTCATCCATGATGTGATTATCATGAACAAGATTATAGTATTTTATTTTGTGTGAGAATACAATAACTTATATTCTCAATTTAGAGTACACCTTTCATTCTGGCATACGTTTCTAAAATGCCAGCACGCTTGCGGTAAATTGTAGCATTGCTGACAAATTGCTTTTCTGCAATTTCTTCCCAATCAAGATTGGCTTGTCCCCATCTTAGATAGAAGATGTCAAGCTGTTCTCCTGTCAATTGCTTCTTGAAGGATTCAACAGTCTCTTTGAACAGCTCAAGATTCTTCAGAGTCACATCAGTAGCGAATTTCATCACTGTGTTTTCTGTTGGTTTGCTGATTCCAGAATTGCCACCCCCAACAAGGTCATCACCGTTCTTTGCCATCAATTCTGCTTTTCGGGTCCAGATTGCCCGGTCAATTCCACGAAAATTGAATAATTCTTGATCAAGGTTAAACAATTCTCTGTTGTTTAATTTTTTCATTCATTAACCTCTCTTTGATAGATTTCTACTATCCCTTTTCCTTTCAACCTTTCACAGTGAGCAAGTGCTTCATGTCTTGTTTCAAATTCAGCTTCAGTGTATTCGGCTAAATGCTTAGGATCAATCCAGCTTGCATGGCCGTGATACTTTCTTACAACATACATCTTCATTTCTTTCTCCTGTTTTTAAAAGCGATCACGCCAGACCAGATCAGACCAGACAGCCAGACCAGTGCGAGTAGTAAATAAATAAAGTTTTGTAAGTCCATCATCCTACCTCAAATATTTTTTTATCCATCAAAAATTTATATAACGTAGTCATTTCATATACTCTAATGAACTCGTCATCATAATATATGTGATCGAACTCGTATGTCTCGTCATTTTTATCGTAAATCAAGAATGAAGCATTTTGATATCTACCTACTGGTACTATTGTTTTAATAGTACTAGCATCGAGAATAAAATCAGTATGTGTATCCTCGTACCTCAAGTACAATAATTTCATCCTTCTACCTCCTCGACTTATGCTTCGTTCAAGTACTGATTAAATATATCTTCATCAAGAACTCCGTTTTCAATTAAGTTCTCAACAGCAATTTCAATTTTAATCAAACGATTTAATTCTTTATTAGGCAATGAAGCCATGATAATTTCTTCCATTTATTCCACCTCCTCAACAAAGTAAGTATGATATGTTCTTTCATTTCAATTTCATCGCTATCACTTCGATCACATTCACTGTCACGCTATTGCCAGCTTGCTTGTATAGTTGGCTATTGCTGTTCACCTCTTGCGCTTTGTCAAATGCCCAATCTGGAAAACCTTGTAATCTCCAACACTCACGAGGTGTTAGCTTGCGTACTCTATTATTAATAAAGATCTTTGGCTCTCTTTGGCCTCCTTGCATTGTATTCAAGCAAGGCTCCAATCCGTCTATGCTGTAAATTCTTCCACACTGAGGATTTCCACCAAAACTTTCGGTCTTTCTGATATTTCCTAGTTGTATAATTGATTTATCTGATCTTGTTTCAACGATAGGAAATATTTTTCTTCCACTTGCTCCTCTAAGATGTCCGACAATGTAGCACCTTTCTCTGTTTTGTGGTACTCCAAAATCTTTGCTGTTAAGCACTTGCCATTCGACAGCATACCCCAATTCATCCAACGATCCGATGATTGTCTCAAAGGTATACCCTTTATCATGGCTAATAAGCCCCTTGACGTTCTCGAGGAATAGATGCTTAGGTTTGAGTACGGAAGCAAACCTTGCGATTTCAAAGAAGAGAGTTCCGTTTGTATCCTCGAAGCCTCTCCTTGCTCCAGCAACACTGAAAGGCTGACATGGAAATCCTGCGCAGATAACATAAACTTGTCCAATTGATCTGATTTCTTCATTTGTGATTCCTGTTGCATCATGAAATTCAATTTCTCCTTCTGTATCATGTATTGTCTTATAACTGGCTCTTGCAAATTTATCTATTTCGCAAAAGCCTACACATTCATGACCTGCTGCTTCCATGCCGAATCTGAAACCTCCAACCCCTGCGAACAGATCAAAGAATTTCATTTTTCCGCCCCCTCAAATTTTACGAACGTCATCCAGTGAGTTGTTCCTCTCCGTTGTCCAAACAAGGGTTTAAATGGAATGACCTTTAGTATTTCTCTTACATTTACCTGGCAATCAGACCACTTAAAAATTAACGTTCCCCCTGTTTTTAAAACCCGCATGCACTCTTCAAAACCTTTAGCCAAATCTTCGGCCCAAGTTTCTTTTTCAAGTTGGCCATACTGAGCTTTCATTATTGAATTAGGTCCAGCCCATTTCAAATGTGGTGGATCAAAAACAACTAAATTAAAAGTATTATTTTCAAATGGCATAGCACGAAAATCACCGATAACATCAGGATCTACGTTTACTTTTTTACCATGGATTTCAAACTTTTCTTTTCTGATATCCATGAAAGTTGTATGGCTTTCATTTTTATCAAACCAAAACATGCGGCTTCCACAACATGCGTCAAGTATTTTGATTTCTTCTGTCATTTTATCCTCCCAGATTACTAAATTTGATCTTCTTAGAATGGTAATTTGTCATCTGTGATGTCCATTGGACTTGCAAAGCTTGGTGGCATCTGTTCCGTCATGCTATTTTGATTTGCAGTATTGTCACGCTTTTCAAGAACTTGGAAACTTTCTGCGACAACTTCAGTCACATATACACGTTGTCCTTGCTGGTTCTCATAATTTCTTGTTTGGATCCGTCCGACAATTGCCACAAGCATTCCTTTTCTTGTCCAATTGCAGAACCGTTCTGCTTGTTCTCGCCACATCACACAGTTGATAAAATCTGCATCATACTCATCATTTGCATTCTTGAAATTTCGATTGCATGCAATGTTGAATTGAGCAGTTGCAATGTTGTTGGGTGTGTAGCGTAGTTCTGCATCTCTGGTCAACCGACCAATAAGAGTCACATTGTTAATCATTATTATCCTCCGACATTATTCATTTCAGCAGCTTCCTTGAGCGCTTCTGCTTTCTTGCGTTCCTGCATTTGATATTCTTGATTTAATTTATTCAAGATTGTATCTTGTGCAGTATTCTGTTCAGCTAATCTCTGGATGCTCAATTCATGTTCCTGAATCGTCCATTCCATATCTTTGATCTTGTTCTCTTGATCAACTAATCTAGAATTTAGATTGATAGCAATGACCAGTGAAATAACTGCCAATGAGATCAAGTTGATGATCAGCCAATTGATTTTACTTTTCATCTTCAATTACCCTTTCTAGCCTAAACTGACCAGCTTCTCTTCCTCGCTCGTTCAAGTGTATATAATACTTGAGGAGAGAAACATCTTTTCCAGTGATTTTACTTAATTCCTTGAGTGGAGCTGTACAGATGTACTTCCCTTGATCAAAGAATCTATAATCTGTCAATTCTTCTGGATCTCCCATCAATGCCTTTTCATCAATATTGAAGAACTTACACAATTCATGAACATGAGCTGGTTTTATATTTTTGTTTGTGATCCACTGCTGAATTGTGTTCTGATTTCTATTCAATTTTCTTGAGAGTTCTTTGCGTGTCAATCCTTTACCAAGAATCAGTAATTGCAATTGTTGACGAAAGTGATCCATCTGATTTCTCGTGTAATCTCTCATGCTGTCACCCCTGTTCATTGCTGGTCTTCAAATCCTCAATAAGCCATTCAAGATATTTCTTAGCTTTATCTAGATCTTCAAGCCCGTTCTTCTTCTGGAATCTACATAGATACTTGATAGCATTTCCCCAATAAAATCCCTGAACCCCTTTCAGGTTTCCTGCAAAGTTCCGGATGACATCAATGGATTCCAGACCAAATTCACCACAGTAGTGATTTGGCTTATTCACTGAATCATTCATCTCTTCTAAAATCTGTTCAAATGACCGTTCTTTCATTTTAGTCTTTCCTCCTTGATCCAAATTCCGTCAACCAATTTCCCTTTGCGGTCCTTTATTTCTTCATAGGCTTTATTTAAGCATTCCACAAAATCATAGTTGAGCATTTGAGAGATTCGCATCAATTCATGCACTACGCTTTTGAGTTGGTAGCCTTGACGGTTGAAATAAGATGCCAGAGCCTGATCCATCATCAATACAAAATAATCTTCTGTCTTTGCAGCTTCTGAAAAAATGAATTTCTCTTGTTCAGGGAAGATTTCTTTTGTGTTGATTCCAAGTTGAAGAGTTAGCCCAATCAATACAACAGTGATGTCTCCAATACTGTCTTTGGTCACTTCTTCATCCTTTTCAGCGATACCTCTCGACAACTCCCCGATTTCTTCATAGAGCTTTAGGAACTGCTTATTGGGTTCTTGAGTGTGTAAGTTACGGTCATAAAACCATTTTTGAACTTTTGAAATTAGATCCTTTAGTTTATTGTTTTCCATTCATTAATACCTCCGACTGTCCATAGTTTCAGGAAATTTGAAAATGTGCTTGCTTGCTCCCTTGAATATTCGGTCAGCAAGTGCTTGATTGTAGATTGTTTTGATGTCATTACTTGACAAGTTAGTGTTGAAGAATGTTGTTTGACGATTGTCCAAGATTTTGAACAGCACTCGCTGTCTCCAGTCATTCGCTTCTTTGAGATTGGCGCTCATGCTGCTTTCTTTCCCTAAATCATCCAAGAAGAGAAAGTCAACTTTGCTCAGTAGATCCACAGCGTAACTCTCTGTGAAGTCTCCTCGACCATTGAAGCTTTCTTCAATCTTATTGAAGAGAGCTGATGTTGAGATGAAGATCACGCTTTTTGGATTCTCACATTCTTTTGATTTTTCGTTCAATGCTTTAGCCAACCCAATAGAGAGATGGCTTTTCCCAATGCCTGGCGGTCCATTTAGGATCACATTTCCTGTTTCAAGTTTAAGATAATCCCTTAGCATCCGTTTCATAAAGTTGAGAGCTTGTTCACTGGTAGAATTATCTGCTACATAATTCTCTAGTGTCTTATCACTCAACTCTTGAGAATAGATACTTTCTCTCTCAAAAACTTTGTAAGTGTGAGACAGAAGAGCTTGAATTTTCGCTTCCTGCCTCAAGAGAGATTCAATCTTCAGGATTTCTTCTTTTTCGCATTCAGGGCAGATCTCAATGATCTGTTCTGATCCACTGATCTTCACTTTTGCATGATAGACTTGACAACCATGTTTTTCACAAGAAGTAATTTCTTCATTCATTAGAATCCCAACCTTTCATCTTGCTTCTGAACATTTGGCTGTTTTGGCATTTGCTGATTCAGATAATTATCAAACTTGTTTCCAAACAACGTTTGTGGTTGAAGGTATTGTTGGAAGTCTGTTCCTGTCCATTTTGCAGTCATTACATCTACAACATACTTGAAATCATCAAGCTTGTATCCTTCTTTTAGTCTAGCTTTGATGTATTTCTGATGACTAGGTGTATCTGGTTTGTACTTCTTACCAGCAACTTGATTCAAGTATTGAATTACTTCTGAACAAATTGACATAATATTATTCTTATCAGTATTGATATTATCAGTCTTGATTCCCTGAACATTTTTAAGTTCTTGAACTAAAGAATTTTCAGTTCCGGACTTAATTTTTTTTAGGTCCTCATTCAAGCTTTCAATAGAACCATTTACAACACTGATGTAAATTCTGTTAGGCATATTTACACCTTGCCGGACCTCTTTCAATAATTGAGCATCCTTTAGCTCTTTTTTTGTTTTGATGATTGTAGGTTCACTACAATTCAGGTCTATCATTAGTTGTTCATTAGTGTAGTATTGAAAAACGTTTCCTTCTTTATCGTGCCATTTGTTAACTAGTGAAAGTTCCAATCTATCGAATAATAGCATGTACATCAATTTTGCATTGTTGCTTAATTTCTTGTACTTGGAATCATAGATGAGTGGTTTTGGAACTTTGAAAAATGCTAAATATCCAGACACATCTGATTTCTTTATCATTCTTAGGCCTCCTTGTTTGCAAATTTTGCGTATTCTTTGTGGAAGTATAGCTGGACAGTTCCAAGGCTTCCATGCCTGTTCTTCTCAAGAATGAGTTCTGTCACATTGTCTGGCTCTTCTTGCTCATCACGTTTGTAGTAGGCTTCTCTGTATAAGAAGGCTACTATATCAGCGTCCTGTTCAATTGATCCAGATTCCCTCAAGTCTGACAGTATAGGTCTCTTGTCATTCCGTTGATCAACCCCACGGGATAACTGACTGAGAGCGATGACAGGGACTTTCAATTCTTTGGCTATGATCTTCAATTGTCTTGAAATTTCAGAGACTTCCTGTTGTCTATTCTCTCTTCCTCTTCCTTCGATTAGTTGAAGATAGTCAATCACAATCAATCCTAAACCGCCATTTTCTTGAGCCAGTCTTTTTGCCTTTGATCTAATTTCTGAAATCCTGATTCCTGCTGTATCATCAATGAAGATTTTCCCTCTTGCTAGTCGTTCCTGCGCTGAAATCATTCTGCGCCATTCGCTCTCAGAGAGATTTCCTGTTCTGACATGATATGATGGAATCAAGCCTTCTGCTGACAGCATACGCTCAACCAAGCTTTCTGCTCCCATCTCAAGTGAGAAGATTGCTACTGCCTTATCTGAATTCTTAGCTACGTTCTGGGCAATATTCAGAGCAAATGCTGTCTTACCCATTGCAGGTCTTGCAGCAATAATGATCAAGTTATCTTCATGGAGGCCTGTCGTGATTTGATCAAAATCAGTGAATCCTGTTGAAGTTCCTGTCACATCACCAACCTTCTGAGAGCGTTCATCTAGAATAGATTGTGTTGAATCAATCACATCAATGATGGGCCTGAAGCCTTTTTTCTGTTCATTTGAGATTGTTGATAAATTCTGCTCAGTTTGAGAAAGGATCTCATTCAAGTCTTTCTGGCCATCATAAACGCTTGAAATGCTATGGCTCAGATCTTCAATGACCTTTCTGGCCCTTGATTTTTCAGCAACTACTTTTGAATAGTGTTCAATGTGGGCGCTTGTGGGGACTGCATTGATAAGGCTTGCCAGAAATGGCATCCCCCCAATTTGTTCAAATTGCCCAATAGAGTCAAGGGCAGATTTTACAGATACGGGATCAATTGGGTCACCTTTATCAGACAACTCTTGCATGATGTTGAATACCATTCCATGCGACAGTTTGAAAAAACTATCTTTTGTCAAGTATTCAGAAGCGATGTGGATCTTATCAGGATCAAGGAAGATGGAACCTAACACAGCTTGTTCAGCTAATAGATCATGAGGCAGTACATTCATATTTTCTGCCATTTAATAACTCCTATCTGCGATAACCGAAGCGCATTGCTTCCCGTGCTTCTTGGATGCGTTGTTGTTCTTTGATCATTTTCTTGAGTTCACGCTTTGACTCTTTGCATCTTTCACTAATTGCACTGATAATAATCATTTGAAGCAAGATCACCATGATCAATAAAGCAATAATAATTTCTAGTAACATTTTTAATTCCTCCAGTATTCATTCAAGTCAACAGCCATGATTGCTGCCAAGTTCTTTTGTTCTGTCAAGATTTGGCGCTTGTAGGGTGCCAATCCCTCATTCCGTTCTTCATCATTCTTAGGAAGATAATACCCATTTGGCTTTCTCTTCTTTGCAACTATTGGATGCCAAAAGTTTACACGCAAGCTCTCAATGATATTTTCTATTGCTCTCTTATCGCATTGAAATTCATTTCTGAGCTGAACTGCTGTGATTGGCATTTCATTTGTTGCGTAGTTCTTGATGTAGTTAAGGACATTTGCCTCAGTGGCTGTCATCTCTCTAGATATTGCCATGTGTGCCCTCCTTGTGTTATAATTGTTTTAGTAATTTTGTTAAGCGCCTGATTTTTTCGGGTGCTTTTTATTTTTGCATTGAACGACAAAACCGCTGAACATCTTCAAGGTTGTAAAGGTATTTCCCACCTTTTCCAGATTGTTGAAATTGAAATTTTCCTTGGTCTCTCCACTCTTCAAGCTTTGTTCTTCCCCAACCAGTGGACGCTTGAAGTTCTTTGATAGAGACCCATGTAGTCTGTCTTGATGTTCTCTTCTTAGCTTCATCTAACGCTTTGATATTTAATTGAACCAGCTCTTCAAATAGTTTATCTTTGAACTCTGGACCAAATAATTCCAATACCATCTATCTTTCCTCGAATTTTTCCCATGATTCAGAAATTCGCAATTTCTTATTTATGCGCAATTTCAAATCATCACTGCCTTTTCCATTCTTGAACATCTGTGTGATCATTGCTGGGCTAACCCCGACCACGGTTGCAAGATCAGAACGAGTCCATCCACGTTTGTGGAGTTCTTCTTCTACAAGCTCAATCCATTTACGATGTTGTTGGCTCATGTTTTTTCCTCCTTTATTTTCAATAGAGTTAAAGAGTTAGTAAATTGTTTTAAAAACGCTTGACAATTTTAATGTATAGTATTAAAATGAAAGCATAATTAAAAACCTTGATAAAACGTTATATCTATCAATTTTCTTGCTCGCCAAAGCTATTTTATTTTTAGGTAAGTTTTAACTCTGTTTTTTACTAACTCATTAACTTACAAAAACTATTTTAATACTCCACATTAACTTTGTCAAGTGTTTTAATGTGAAATATTAAATATTTTTTGTCATATTCTCAGAAAGGTTGAAAAATCAATGTTTCAGACATTTGACAGAATTAAAGAACTTGCCCAAAAGCAAGGGCTTTCAATAAATTTATTGGAAGAAAAACTAGGTTATAGTAGGAATACTATTTATAATCTAAAAAATTCCAAACCGTCTACTGAACGAATTTCAGAAATCGCAGATTACTTCAATGTGTCCACCGACTACCTCTTGGGACGCACGGAAAATCCTAACATTGCGAAAGATGGTGATGCTTCTGCACCATTAGATCTCAGAGATATTGCTGCGCAATCAATGTTATTTGACGGAAAACCATTGACGGAAGATGACATAGATTTCATTACAGCAGTTCTGGAGGCGCACTTGAAAAATAAATAGAGGTATACTATATGACAGTACAAGAGCTTTGTGCCAAAGAAGGTGTGAATCTCTGCTACTTTGATGGAAGCAATTGGCACAGCCCCGGCTTCTTCAATCCTGCTTTGAATGTTCTAGCGCTGGACTTTAATTTGTCAGTAGAAGATCAAAAACAAGTAGCTCTTCACGAGTTAGGACATAAGGAACACACTCCAGTTCAATATGAGTTGAATAGAGAGCTTTGCGAATTACAGGCTGATAGAAGCATGATTCATCATTTGCTTGAAGAAGAGCTGAAGTTGATGGATGATGTAAGAGATTTCAACTATCTGCATTTCATGGAGAAGTACAGTCTGAAGACCATTGCAAGTGAAACGATGGTCAAAGACGAGTTTAATTCACTAATTAGTTAAATAGGAGGATCTAATGAAAAAAAGTAAGCCTTTTTATAAAAAAGCTTGGTTTATAATATTTATTATTTTGGTTGTTATTGGCGGTATAAGCTCTCTAACTAAACCAAAATCAAAAACCACAAGTAGTGCAGAAAAGTCTGCTACTATTAAAAACAACACTTTTAAAATGACGGATAAGCTTGGTGAAGAGTTTGCTGTATATCTGCGAAAAAATGCTGAAGTCTTAGACCGTGGTAATAAAATAGAATTTATTACAGGTGGAAATACTAGTATTGTTTCAGTCCGTGTTGGAGAGGCGTGGAAGTATGAAAGTGTAAGCCGTAAAATCTATCTTTCCAATTCATTCCTTAAACAAAAAAATGAGCTGTTTAAAAAATGGGCGAAAGAAAATAACTACGAAATTAACCCAGAGAAAGATTCTCCTGAATTGATAGTTATAGTTTCTGATGCGGATAAAACAATAATTGCTGAAGAGTATAATGGAGAGATGAAGATACTTAATAATTAAGCAAGCAAAAAAAATTCCCCACACTCGCCTTCGCCAAAAATTGAGTGTGAGGAATAAAGTGTAAGAAAAGCCATTCAAAAGGTCTTTTTCTTATGCCCATTTTATCAAGAAATGAGGTAAAAGGCAATGGAAATAAAGTCTTATAAAAAGAAAAATGGCGATACAGCCTATAAGTTTAGGATCTATGTCGGTAAAGAAAATGGAAAGGACAAGTATGTAAAGCGTCAGGGCTTCCAGACAAAAGCTAAGGCAAGAGCAGCACTTCTCCAACTTCAAACTGACCTTAAAAATAGCGAGGAAATCACTGTCAAGGAAATCACTGTTGAGGAAGTCGCTGAAAAATGGCTCAAAGAATATGCTGACACAGTACAGGATAGCACATACATCAAGACCGAACGGAATATAAAAAATCATATCTATCCGGCTTTAGGAGATCAGAAGATTTCTGCTCTCACTCCTCTGCAACTTCAGGAACAAGTCAATGACTGGTCCAAAAAACTTGTTTACGGACGTAAAATGAAAGGCTTGATGAATAACATATGTAAGTACGCTATCAGACACGGCTACATTTCAACTAATCCGGTTGAGAGTGTAACGACGCTTGTCAGAAAACAAGCAGATACAGATAGCGATTTTTACGACAAGGAGGAACTGAAATCTTTCCTTGAGTTGGTAGACCAAACAGATGAACTGAGAAAGAAAGTCCTCTTTCGTATTCTAGCCTTTACAGGAGTTCGAAAAGGGGAGGTTTTAGCCCTCAAATGGGAAGATTGGACCAATAACACTCTGAGCATAAACAAAGCCATCACAAGAGGATTTGACGGGGAATCTGTCGGTCCTACAAAAAACAAAAGTAGCAACCGATTGATCAGCTTGGACAAAAAGACAAGTGAGCTACTCACAGAGTGGAGAGAAATGAATCCTACTACTACTTTTATCTTTGAGAATGAATTTGGGAAACCAATACCAGGAACACTACCACGGAAATGGCTACAACAAATTGTCAAGGATTCGGACATGCGTCCGATTAGGATCCACGGCTTCCGACACACACATGCCAGCCTATGCTTCGAAGCTGGAATGACACTCAAACAGGTCCAGTATAGACTTGGACACTCGGACCTAAAGACAACCATGAACATCTATACTCACATCACCAGAGAGGCCAAGGATGATATTGGTGAGAAATTTGCAAACTATATTGATTTTTAGACAAATAACATAAAGAAAGACCCTTTGGATAAAAAAGGGTCTGTTTTTGGGTCTGCCAGTTTCAAAAAGGTTCAAAAAGGAATAGAAAGTATAAAACAAAAAACGTTGTTTTTACAACGTTTTAGAAACTTTTAGAAAACTTTAGAAAGTATATATGGAGCCGGTGGGAGTCGAACCCACGTCCAAACACCTGCCAGCATATTTGTCTACAACCATAGGTTATGTTTTCTTTTAACAGCTACATGACACATAACTCAAGCCCTGTACCTGCGAGTCTATCAATCTCTTATCTAACTCCTAGACAAAGTTAGATCGTATCTCGCTAAAATAAAGACCTGTCATCAAACACGAGCGATTCGAATCGGGTCACGCCTGCTGGTGTTTAGGCAGCTAAAGCGTAAGAATTATTATTTTTTGCAGTTATATTTAACTGGCGTTTTACATCCGCTAGATGAGTTGCAAAATATACCTCATAATGCCTGTCGAATCCGTAACGACCCCAAAACGAATACAAGTAGTATATCAAAATCTAGCTAAAAATGCAAAAGAAAAAATTGAACAAGAAGTCTTCCATTTGGAAGTTTCTTGCTCAATTTCATATTATTATTGAAGATTCAACTTGTACTTGCTGATATAGTGAATGGTGAAGTACATAGAAACAATTTTAATGACTTCATAAATGAGACCTGGAATGAAGTTAATATCAATATAATCGTAGTTTCCAATCAGTAAAGCATACGTGACATTCACAGAATCTTTGAAAGGATTAAAGATCGAACCAATAATACTTAAAACAAGGCACAAGAGGAAACCGAACAAAATAGCTTTAAGGCCTCGACGATTTTGGAACAGTTGCCCAAGTGCAATCGACACATAAAACATCAAGATCCCTGAAGCTGTTGTAAAGATCCACCATACAATCAACCAAATAATAAAGGAATCTCCAAAAATGTTAGATAAAAGAGTAAATACTGGAGTAAGTTCTCTTCCCATCACAGAACCCATAACTAACAGAGTAACAAATCCACTAACAAAGAGAAGAAATAGACAGTAGAGACTGGCTATCAAAGCCCCCAAAAATTTAGATAAGAGAATCGCATGTGGGCTAGCCGGAAGGGTCCACGTCAAATATCCCTCACGTCCATATAGGTTCGTATAGAAACGACGAATAATAATATAGTAGTTACTGAGATAGAGACCTACGATCCCTATTACAAGAATCAGTGCAAAGATCCCTTCAACCACTTCACGGGTATTAGTCCCATAATTTGCAATATCTGTGCTACTATTTCCACCAAATACTCCTGCTAAGACTGACATTCCCAAGGCAATCAGGGTGATCAACAAATACCATTTCCCTGTTGACTTAAATTCGTATTTTAATAATTTACCAAACATGGGTTCCTCCTAATAAACACGGAATTGATCACGGAAGATCTCATCGATTGATTTTCCGTGTTGATTGCGTAAAACGGTCGTATTTTCATGCAAAAGAATTCTTCCTTGGTTGATGAAAATAGCTTCATCTAAAACCTGCTCGATATCAGCAATCAAGTGAGTAGAAATTAAGACTGAAGAGTTTGGACGTCTGTTTTGAATAATGGTCCGCAAAATATAATCACGCGCCGCTGGGTCAACTCCACCGATTGGTTCATCAAGAACATACAAGTCAGCTTCACGACTCATCACCAATATCAATTGCACTTTTTCCTTATTCCCTTTTGAGAGTGTATTCAATTTTTGATTTGGATGCAAATGCAAATCGTTGAGCAACTGGTAAGCACGTTGCACGTTAAAATCTGTATAAAAATCTTGGAAATAACGAATAGCATCGTTAATTTTTATGTTTTCATTCAGGTAAGTGGTATCTGGCAAATAAGAAACAACTTTTTTAGACGCCGGGGAAGGTAATTGTCCATGGATATAGATATTTCCAAGACTTGGTTGCAACAAACCATTAATCAGTTTAATGATGGTTGTTTTCCCGCTACCATTAGGGCCCAAGAGACCAATAATACGGCCAGGTTGGATATTTAAACTAACATCCATGAGAGCAACTTCATGCCCATAATTCTTTGTCACATGGTCCAAGTAGACCAAAGGATACTGATTCAT